ACTGAGTTGACAGAAGATGATACTTTTTATATTGCTACTCCCTGGAATACTCGAGTAGTTGCTCCAGATAATTATTTCGGTTATTTTATTAAAAATGGTAATGATTGGCATCAGCAAATTCAGCAATTTTATGTAAAACCGGATGAGAATTACCCAAGTGGGTCTGGTGATGGGATAGATGATTTTAGCTGTTATATAGATAGGTCTGATTCGTCTTTATTTTTAGGAAATGAGGCAAGCTTCCCTACTGGGATTAAATGTATTTTAGATGGTTTTGATAATGTAAATGCCACAAATAATTCACTTAACTATTTTAATGGTAAAGTATTCCCTGCAAGATTTGACGCAGCAGCGAATATAGTTTACTTAGAACATCCACAGTTTTAATTATGGCATCACCTTTAGCAGATGTAGATTGGGATAATTTGAGCAGTGCAGAATTGAGTACTGCTATTTTTTTATTGTGTAAAGCTACCCAAGAAAGATACAATATAGGCCGTTTAAATTTTACTGGGAATTACTTTAATAATCCTGGTGATCCACATTTATATATTTTCCCTTCTGAAGATAGCACTGCAACACAATTTAATCTTAATGACGGTGATCCACTTGAAGATTGGTCACAAGATGTAGAAGATTTATTTGATGGTATGATAAGGTTTTATGTAGATACAGAAAAAACTGATGATCAAATAGGCACAACTGAAGGTGGTACGCCAGATGTAAAGACATATGCAGATGCAGCAGATGCACCTGGAACTTATGACAATAGACTTTTTGAAGTTACAGGTTATACTTCTTGGCCGGATTTAAGTGTATATGCAGGCGCAGAAGTTAAGAAGTGGTATGATATGATAACAACTCTTAAAGTTATCAATAGAGAGTATATACAGGTCGCAGGATCACCAGTAAATGACAACTATCGTATTTGGGTTGGCGAATTCGATAAAGATTTTACTAAATTCTTCGTTGTGGATGAAGATGGTGCTCAATACTATGGAGGTCAGACAGAAGGAGAGGGTGGCGAATCAACCGGAAACACTACTCCATTTACAGACTTTAAAACAGGAAATGATAATCTATTTGATAACGGTGACTATACATTTACAGAGGGCGTTGATACTGGAACTCCTCCGACATGGTATATTCCTTATAAATTAAATTTTGGTCGTTTAGCAGGTGGTAACTACTGGAACTGGATTAGATCAGCAAGATTGACAATTGTAGGTGATTGGACTGATGTTGAAAGTAATTTAGGTGTAACAGGTAGGCCGATAGATTATGATGAATCAATAGACAAGATAAGAGGATTTACAGAGACTTTCCCTACTGGGGAGGATCCAAATACAGGTACGCCAGCCGCTGAAGATGTAATTTATAGAAGATCTATTGAGTCAGTAATCGTAAATGGTGATGAAATAGAGATAGAGATAGATGATCAAATAACTCCAGGAACTATGCCCACAAATATAACTGATATAGGCACAAGTGAAGAAATAGTAATTGAAGTTGATATTGAGAATGGAGCAAGAGGCCGTTTTTATGAAAATTGGGATGGTGATGGAGGATTTATATACTTTACTCCTCCTTAATTCTTACAATAACTTTACCTGTAAATGAATTTACAGTAATTAAGTAGGGCTTTTCTTCCTTATCTTTTATTTCATATTTACAATTTAGTAATGTTTCGCCATCTTCGTTAACTGTAGCACCTTTTAGAAAGTATAAATTATTATGTGTAGATGTGATATTAGATTTATATTGATCTTTGTCTATATTAGCTTTTACGGGGTCATCTGAATTAAAAGACTTCGCATGAGCTAATTTTAGTATGCCTGTTATTTGGTTTGTGTCAGATTTAGCATTATTAACTTTAAATACCTTCATCGTTATTGATAAAAGTATGGTCATTATTGTTATAACTGCTAATAACTCTATCAATGTAAACTTTTGTTTATATAAAGTAAACGATTGTTTATAGCTCCATAATCCAACTGAACAAATCACAAAACTAAACCAGATTAAGCAGAGTAAGCCTATTAATAAATGGCCATTATAAAAGTTAAAAAGAGCTATAGGCAACCCAATAACTGACATTATAACGGAAGTGATTGCAATGAATTGTTTCATACTATAAATGTATGATTTCTACGTAATTGTAACTAATACAGATGTTTATTAAGTTTGTATTGTTCACATGTTCTACATAATATTTGAATTCTTACTCTCAAGTATTATAATTTACTAAAGCTTTATTAAGGAAAATATTACAATGATCGATCCAGTTTATCCGGCAACTGTTACCGTTGGGGGGTCTGATTCCTCATATAAAACAGGCTCATTTCCCCGTCCTACTCAGTCAACAGGTGGTAGATCAGGGCTACTTGCAAATCAGTCTCTTATTTGGCAAATAACTCTACAGGATGAGACAAAAGCCGCTCAATTTGACATAAGCGGTGCAACTGCAACTATGTATGTTTCAGCAACTTCTGATCCAGATTATACGCCAGTATTACTTGCTAGTGGTGCTCTTAGTGACTCTGGCTCATTTGGCGGTGGCACTACTGACAGAGTGACTTTTACAGTTGCTAAAAATGGAATACCTAATGATTTAGGCGCATATGGTAAAGCTAACGGTGGTAATGCGACTTTTTATTGTATACTTGAAGATGGTGACTCATTCCTTGAATTTTATGAGCAAGTAAACGTTTATGATACTCAATTTGGTGGACAGGGCGGCAATAATCCAGCGCTGATTCAGACTAGAAAAAATAACTTGGGTGTTGTGATTGATACTCTGGATACTCCTCCAGGTAGCCCAGCTACTAACGACGCTTATTTAATTGGGACTTCACCTACTGGAGACTGGACAGGGCAAGCAAATAACCTTGCAATATGGAACGGTGCTGCATGGATATTCACAACTCCACAAGATGGTGATTTCCTTTATGATCAAGATGAAGATGCACAGAAAAGATTTACTACAGTATGGAGCACAGAGGATGCAAAACCATTTAGTGATGACTCACCGCTGATAAACAATAGCGTTGATACTACTAAGCAAGTTACTTTTTCAGCTGCATCTTTGACCACTGCAACCACAAGAACAATTACAGCAGCAGATCAAGATGTCGATATGACTCCAGGTACTGGTACATATGAGCAAAAAATATCTGGTGCTGCTTTAACAAGTGCAACTGTTGCCGCAACTGACAAAATATTAGGTCAAGATGTAAGTGATTCTGATAATCTAAAAACTTATACAGCTCAAAGCATCGCTAACCAAGTTAATCAATTAAATAATACTCTTGACTCTAACTCACAACAGATTAGATGGTCAAAAGGTGCTGATGTTGCAAGTGCTGCCAGTTTAACACTTGGCACGGATGGTAACTATTTCGATATTACTGGAACTACAACAATTACAAGCATTGGATCTCTTGCAATTGGCACAGTTGTTAAACTTCATTTTGACGGAGCTTTAACACTTACTCATAATGCAACTGATTTGATTCTCCCTGGTGCTGCAAATATTACAACTGCCGCAGGAGATGAAGCGGAATTTATTGAATATGCCTCTGGTGATTGGCGCTGCACTGCTTATCAAGTGGCTGCAAACTCACCTGGTGGAGGTGGAGCGGGCTCTGGTTTTCCTGATACTGACAACGACAAAACTGCCGCTTATACTGTAGTTTCCGGCGATGTAGGTGAAAATATTGTATTCTCTGGACTATCTGCAGATGTCGATTGCACGCTCGATGTTAGTTTACTTTCACTTGGTGATATTCTAGGCGTTATAAACGAAGATAGTACTTACTCAGTTAGAGTCGTTGTTTCTAATACTTCAACCATGACACTTGGATCAACTAAAACTGATCAGTATCTATGGCAAGGTGAGACAGTTCTATTTGGTGGTGACACTTCTACAAATGCGCGTTTCTTAGCGAGGCCATAAATTGAAATCTGAGAAGATATATGATCAGACCTTCTTTGCAAGGAACTTTAACACATCACCTTTGACTATATCCGGTTTAGAGGGTGATTTATATGATTATGAATTCATTATTAAAACCGATACAGTAGGAAGTGATACGAATTTACTTTTAAGATGTAACGGAGATTCAACAAGTAATTACCGTGTTTATTATATGCAAGGTAATGGCTCCAGCGCTGCAGCATCTGTTGATGACTCAGGGAATTCAATACAGTTAAATAATGCACTTGGTACGGCTCAACAAGGTTTTATTAGTGGCAAACTTACAGGCTCAAGCGGCGATGAAAGATATTTTGATTTATTGTGGACTGGTGATGGCCGTATTTCAAAAACTTCTGGGTATTGGAAAAATACAGCAGATGAAGTTACAAGTTTTTCTATAACCGCAAGTGCATCAATAACCGTAGACGCTCACATAGTCCTCTACCGCACACTAAAAGACGCCAGCCAAGAAAGATGGGAGTTGGTGGAGACTAAGTCGTGGACTAGTTCAAATTCAGATCAAACTTTTACTGTTGATGGGGATGGCGATATTCAATATAAAGTAATAATCAAGTCTGATGGAGGAAACTTTAACTTTCGCTTAAATTCAGATAGCGGCTCTAATTACACAAGGCAAAATCTTAAAAATATAGGTGGTTCGATAAGTGCTGCAAATTCTACATTATCATTTGCTGAGATAGTTGACAGTGGTGACATTAATGATGCTGAAATTATTATCAATGCTGAATCAGGTGTCGAAAGACTATGTTTAAGTTCTGTGTCAGGTGAAGGCGTACCTAGGGATCAGTCAGAAAATGCGATATGGTGGAGTAATACAGCGGATAATTTAACATCTATCACCTTGAGGATGGATTTAAACACAGGAACCGCCAAACTCTACCGCCGTAAAAACCCTAAAACGATAGGTGATACTTTACCTTTTGAGATGGTTGAAAGAGAAAGCTTTTCAAGTACTGATTGGTCAGCAGGTTCAACTTATACAGTCGCTGGTGATGATGTTTTATTGTACAAGATTGAAGGATTACTATCTAATGCTTCTGGTGATATAGAAATACGTATGGAGTTAAATTCCGATACTGCCGCAAATTATCCAGAGCAGTATTTAAGAGGTGATACAAGTACAGCCAGTGCAGCCAGTGCAACAAGAAACTATATAGTATTAGCTAAGCTACAAAACGGTGATCAAGCAGAATTCAGCCACTACCTTTACCCTAAATCGGGGGAAAATAGGCCAATGCTAACTGAGTGTAGTTATGATGAGAATGCAGTTGAGAAATTAGCGCATTGGTGGAATAATTCAGATGATGGAATCACATCTATAAAAATTTATGCAAGTTCATCAAATGCTATAACAGGCGAATTGAAGTTATCTAGGTTGATGCGCTCCAATTTTAATCCTGGCTTAATATCTAATCTGATAGGGTGGATTGATGGCGATAATGGTTATACAGATTTATCTACTAATGGTTATACAGTTACAAATAATGGTACATCAATTACAGCAGCAGCATTGAATGGGCATGATATATTTAATTTTGACTCTGCAAGTTCTGAGTATATCTCGTGGGGGACTCAATTAGGAAAGCCAAGCAGTTATACAGTAGCCGTACTAGCAAGAGTAACAAATGCATCAACAAGGCAATTTGTTTGTGCTTCTTTGGCAAGCTCTGGAGCCAGTGCGACAAACTGGGGTAGTATCACAGTAACTCAGACTGGAAAACCTTCTGGTTCAATAACAACGAGTTATTCTAATGGGTCAGTTTTTAGAGATAACTGGACGGGGGCTTCTGAGATATCTTCTAATACGTGGCAAGTTATAATTGTTAGTTTTAATTTTGGCGATTTTAATTCTGTTGTAACTATTGATAATTCAGATAAATCACTATCAGCTTTAGGCTCAGGAAATAACAATAGTGGCACCGCATATGAGTTTACCATGGGGAGGCCTGGGGCATTTAATGGGGTTTATATGACTGGTGATATAGCTGAGATGGCGATATACGACAGGGAGCTTTCATTTGGAGAAAAGAATAAACTGTATAATTATTTTAAAAATAAATACGGAATATAATTATGTTTACAAGAAATTATAAAGGTAGTCAAGCGGTTATAAAATCCGGTGATTATCCAGATTATAACGAACAGCAACTTTTTAACCTTTCTGGTTGCGCTCCGCATAGATGGATTGAATATAATGGTGAGATAGAGGTTGAGGTGACATCAGCTGTTGTAAATGTAGAAACAATGGAGGTTATTACTCCCGCTGTTACCGAAATACAGCCCGCTAAGCTATGGCGCTTCATGAATAACGCAGAATTGAAAGCGCTTGAAGCCGAAGAAGCAGAAGTTAATAAAGCCGCAGCAAAGAAATCTTTAAGAGATGCTTGTGAAAGATACCAGAACTTCCCAGGCGGTTGCAATCATAACTTTTTTAGCCTTATTACAACTATTCGCGGAGTGGCTAAAGCTACCAATACAGAAGTCCCACTAAAGGCTAAAGCTTGTCTAGATTGGCTTGATGCTCTGTGGTCTATTTACTACACAAGAGAAGCCGCAGAAGACTATAACCATGATTTCTCTGAAGCTGGTGTCATCCCGTATGGATTTACAGAAGTAAGAGCAGAGAGTGAAGGATGATACTCGAAGGTGAGCATTATAAGCAAATAGCTCATATAAAATATAAGTATGAGGCTATAATAGAATTCACGACTCAGACTCGAGTCAAAGGCTATGAAATAGACCATAAGTATTTTAGACTAAATAAAGATGGTTTATTGTTCATCAAAAAAGGGTATATGTGCGATGGCTGTAGCGGAATTACAATGGATGACAAAACGAACATGCATGCTGGATTCTCACATGATGTTAACTATCAACTTCTTAGAATGGGTAAGCTAGCCTTGAATAGATTTGAGTTTAATAAGAATAGAAAATTGGCCGATTTAAGTTTTTATGATCAGTTGAGAAGAGATGGAATGAACTGGTTTAGAGCATCTTACTATTATAGAGCTGTTAGGTTATTTGGTAAAAGGCATGCATTGCCTAGATAATTGGTAATACAAAAACTTGCTGTTATTGTAGTAGTACAACGGTTAAGATACAACAATAATTAAATAAGGTTTAGATACATGTTTATTTTGGCGCTCAGCGAAGGAAGTTTGATTTCAATCGGTATATTCGTTGTGGGCTTAATCTATGCCGCAGTAGCTGAATGGAAGAAGAAATCAGATAAGGCTGACATGGAATCGAAGATCAAAACAGAGCTTAAGCCTATACAACAAGAGCTAAAGACCAAAGATCAAGAGATTTCACAATTAAAAGCTGATTTGCAGATTATCGATGATCGCGTAAAAGGAATTTATAAAAGAATGGACACTTTTGCGGAGCAGATAGAGAAAGGCTTTGATAGACAAGCTGACTACACAAAAGAAGGTTTCACAGATTTAAAAGGTATGTTCGAAAAAGAGTTTGAATATATCAGGGGACGCATAACAAATCTATATGATACAAAGGCAGACAAGAGATGATTTTTACAAAGCCTAAAACGATATGCGTATTAGAACATGAAGATAGTTCCAGAGATTACATTTTAAAAATACTTAAGCGCAATTTTCCAAAATATTGCATTGATTGCGAGATTGATCATAACTTCCTAAAATTTGCTATTGCTACCAGCAGACCAGATATAATGATTTGTGATTGGACTTTTGATAGGTCAGAATTAATTGACAATGATATTGCATTCGCTAAGCTTATGCGCTTTCCTGGGCTTGTAGTGATATTTTCAGCTAATGAGCCAGAGTATATTGCTGATAAGATAATTGATAAATTTGCACACATTCCCAAGAATTTTAGAATTATCCACAAAGTGTCATCCAGAAAACTAGTTGAGGAGATAAAGAAGTTTGAATACAAGAAAGCTGAAAACTTTAGTTATCCTTATGAGCCTGGTGGTATTATTGACTAGTTGTCACACTACTTTTAAGAGTCCAGTAACGCAGATTGAATATACAGGTGAGATTAGCCAGGAAGGTCTTAGCATAACTGCAAAGCCTCCCTTCTGGCAGATGGTTTGTGATCTATACAATTGGGCTACTAATTAAACTTTCCTGAATCAATAGCATCGAATAACCCTTCCATTAATGAGACTAGATCAGACCATTCTTTTTTTATCTTGAAACGTTCTTCATCGGTTATTACTCCATCCGCAAGTGACTTTCCCAATTCTGTTATCATTTCTCCAAATTCTTTAGCAAGTGCTGGCAATAAATTGATATCCTTGCACTGATCAGAATCATAGCACTTTACAAAATATCCTCCTGCTTCTGAACATATGTATTTTATTAGATTAATGTCATTTGTTTTTTGATACAATTTAACAACTCTTTGCAGTGGATCGCGCAATGATCCATCAGACCACTTATAAACAGTCTCTAATGATACTTTAAGCTCTTTTGATATCTCTTTTGTGTCTTTGCCAATTGCTTGTTTCACTACTTCATTACTTTGCATTTTACCCTTATCCTTGTTTTACTTCTTTTTGTTAAAATGTGCCCTGCTTATGTTCATCGATTGTTGAACCGTCGTCATAATAATCTAAAACTCTTTTCAAAAACTCTTTTGCGTATTTCTTACGCTCCTTAATATCCTGAATACTTGCAACACTACATGAATATGTATTTAATGCTTTCACAATCTACCTCTCATATAATCATATAATGTTAAGTATAAACAAGCTTCTATAAAAAGTGGAACTAACCTTGGATTATATAATTCTGTCATGCCTTTATCCTTTGTTTAAAGTAACCCTGGGGGATGTTGGCCCCCAAGGTTTAGACGTGTTTTTTATAGCGTGTTAAAAGGGAATTTAGATACTTATGAGCTCTCCTTTTGTTTGTTTTTGTTTATTGAATTTATAATGTTATTACTCTCTAAAGATTCTACTCTTTCTTCAAGCTCTTTTAGTCTCTCTTTAAGTAAAGTTACAGATTTTACTACTTCAGTTGCGAATTTTTCTAAATTATTCATTTTTCCAACTCCGTAAATACATGCAACAGGCAAAATGCATCAGCTGCATATTTTGGTGGTTTAATATGTGGGTAAAACTTTAAAGCCTTTTCATGTAGCCATGATTTCCTTTCTTTGTAATCTTTTGGTCTTGTACCAGTAAGTTTTGACATCCATTTAGAAGCACTGATTTCAAACGTTGGTATTTCGGCAACATATAAAGCCGTCATTAATTGCTCATAGTTTGCGGCTTGGCTCCAAATCTGTTTTACTCCTTTCCTTGCACCTTGAGCTTGTACTCCTGCGTGTAAGTGCTCAATATGAGCTTTACACTTCTTCCCTTTGTACTCCATAAATAAATTTACAATTTCATATCTATTCTCAGGCATCTTGTGAAATGATGGAACACCATTTTCTAATTTGGCGATTGCACCAGTTTTGCCAGGATCTATTGCAAATATTATCATCTCAATATACTCCAAATATTAAAGGCCACATTTAAAATATAAACGCCAATTAGGCACCATAAAGCGCCAATTAAGCACCATCCAATATTATCAATTCTTTCATTACCCTTGTATATATCATATATCATCTTTGCAATTAAAAGTGTCTGTACAAAAGCCAAGAATATTGCTATTACGCTATACATTGAAATTCTCCTTGTTTAACCTTATACTATTATTGACTAGAGCAGTTGCCCTTGCTGCTTTTTTCCTTGTGATAAGCGCCGCCAGACGCTCCAGGCTCTCCTTGGCCTAACCCCTTTTACGGCGGCGCTATTTTATTTAGCCAGAGCCATAGCCATCCCCAGAGCCATAGCCATCCCCAGAGCCATCGCCATAGCCATAGCCATCGCCATCGCCATTCCCATAGCCATAGCCATCGCCATAGCCATAGCCATCGCCATCGCCATTCCCATAGCCATCGCCTTCGCCATCGCCATAGACAGAGCCAGAGCCATCGCCAGAGCCATCGCCATCGCCTTCGCCATCGCCATAGCCATCCCCAGAGCCATAGCCATCCCCAGAGCCATAGCCATCGCCATAGCCATAGCCATAGCCAGAGCCATAGCCAGGCTCTAAAGCATCATAATATTGTTCTTCTTCAGTCATTAATATGTTCCGGTATTGACTCAATACTTTCTCTGGCTTCTTTAGTGCAATAAATAACTTCGCACACATCAGATTCAGTTAAATCAAGTTTAGGTAGTACGCAAGTGAACTTTACTTCACTTCTTTTGCTATCTAATACACCGCAAATTGCTAATCCAGAAAGCGTAAACTTTGACCACCAGCGCCAAAGTCTTCGAGAATTCTCTAATTGTATGACTCCATTTTGCCTTGATTTTAAATAACCTGCGTGAACTCCAGCGTTGCGGCATCTTACGATAACATAATCGCCTTCAGGTTTTGGCACTTGATTTATTGCATCTTCACGAATGTATTTAACATCGTCGATCATCATTGTTTTTGGCTTGCTCATTTGTTGCTTTCTCCTTATTATATTTTATTTAGAACGGCTCATTTTGAAAACTATTTGGATTCATCGATTGCGGCTGTTGTTGAGGCGGCTGATTAAATCCAGGTTGTGGAATTTGCTGACCGAAATTAGCCGGAGCAGAGTTTTGCTGTGATGGTTGTTGTTGATCTTTTTCGAATATATTGAACCAACCTGAAAAATCTTGTTTTATTGGAATATAGTCTAATTTAAAACTAATATTTCCATGATTGTTAATAAATGCAGCGCCTACTTTTTGCCAACGCTTCTTTTCTTGTCCATCTTTTTGATAAGTTCCATCACTTACTAAAATATCACCATAATATCTACTGCTCACTTGTTTTCTCCTTGCTTAGTATTTCTCTGCAAACTTGTTTCATATCATCAACAAACTCTTCACAGATCTCTTTCATTAGTTTCATTTCATTATCATCACGTTCAACTATCTCATAGTGTAGCGGCTTTGGCTCAAAATATGGGTGATATGTTGCCCAGATACAAGCTTCCGCTCCTGTAACTAGCATATGATGCCTTACTTGCCAGTAGTATATTTTTTCCTGCTGAGAGCTTTTAAGGTTAATTACAGGACGTTCCAACATGAATTTAATATGTTGATTCATATAGTACGGGCATTTAACCTCTGCGGCTTTATCACAAACGCTCATACTGTCTGGACTAGTTGCAACCAAATCATTAAAGTCTGATTTAATTAATCCAGTCTCAATAAATTCAAAGCCTGTTGCATCAGACAAAGCCTGTATTGCTTCCCCTTCGTGCTCATGACCCCAATTAGCATATTTAGCCGGAATTGGTTGTGATTCATCCACAGAAGCCATGTATTCAACAGCTTTTCTATAGATTAGTTTTTGCCTGCCAAGTGGTTTACCTCCTCTAGTTCCAGGCATTATCTCACCTACTATTGATCCAGTTATGCAACCGTAACGAGCTAGAAACCATTCGTCTGATAATTGGGCTGCCACTATTTCTCTGTCACGCCAGGTCATTAGATATCTTCAGCTTTTTTGAATTCTTTTGGCTGCTCATTTGGATTGTCCATATCAAACCAATCCCAAGGTTTAGACATACCATCTTTTAAGCTTTGAAATATTGATCTAAGGTTGACAACCTGTGCGGCATTAATGGCTTCAATATGACAACCAATATTTTTTTCAATATGGCTCTTTTCTACTTTAAATTTCTCGAAAGCTTTCAATAGCTTCTGAATTCCTTCTTTTGAAGTGTCAGCAGTAGCGTTACTTGTTACATTGCATTGCTCTAAAGCTTTGTCGACAACATCACCAGGAATTACCCCAAGTATGCATGCTCTAACTCTTCTAGCACCTTGATTTGCAACCATCTCATAAATATCTCTTGGATCAGTAAGTCTATTTACTTGACCTCTGGCTTTTCTTTCATGCTTTACTTTGAAAGTCTTACTCTGTCTTACATTGGTTTCTAAATCCCAAGCATAAGCAATTACTGAACTTTCCCCATTCTCTTGCTCGAGCTCTTTAATTCCAAAATCAATATTACCCCAATTTCGGGCGATGGTTTCAGCTAATCTTATTGATGGCCCTGTAACACGCTGGCCACCTCTGGGATAAGCATAAACAGCTTGCTGGGCTAATTCTGGGCGTGTACACTCATTAATAATACGATCAACAGCTCCAACAACATCGCGGGGAAACTGTTTAGCTAATACTACTTGTGCCTGGATTTCGGCCATTGCTCGACTTGATGAAGCCTGCCCCATAACGCCATGGTCTGGCTGATTTGAAACACCGAATGTATTGGCAACTTTCTGTACTTCTTGTTTTTGCTCGCTCATTTATACATGCCCTTGTATTCTGCTTTCAATAAATCGTCAATAATACGACAGATTGGTTTACCTGTCAGCTTCTTTGCCTGCTTAAGCACCTCATGCGCTTTTGTAGACACTTTAATAGTTGCTTGTTTACTCATTTAATTCCTTTTGTTGTTATGAAATTGCAATATCAATATATTCATGATATACACCAGTTGTCAATGGCACAAAAGCATAAAAGTATAAAAAAGTGTATTTCTTTTAAAATTTACATTGCCTAGCATTGACAGGTGTATAAATGTGTATTATCATTATATTAACAACCAACAAGGAAACGAAAGATGACACTAGCAAAACTTGAAGCCAACGCAATCATGAAAGACGCAATTGACGCAGGATTTAAATTAGATTGCAGAGAACAATGCGCATATATAATGGATGGCGATAAAACTTTATATATTGATTGGTCAATGCCAAAAGAGGGACTGCTTAAAGACTACTGGAACGAGAAGAGGGGAGAATAACCAATGATTCCATACCAAGCAACAATAAGACAAGACACACCAAAGCACGGAAACTGGATAGTGACAGGTAGCGTTGATCTAAACTGGTGTAACAATGAGCCTATTGCAACTTCAGGAGAAATCGACAC